AGTGCGCAGGACGCTCCGAAAGCGTGCGAGGTATGAGGCCAAGAACAACAGCTACTGCCGGGGCATGGTCAGCACGCTGGCCAATGACTCCGTTGGGCGAGGTCCGCGACTGCAATTGCAGCGCGAATCCGGTGCGGACAATCGCGAAATCGAGCAGGCCTGGACCGGCTGGACCCGTGCGATCCGACTCGCGGCCAAGCTCAGGCAAATCCGGCAGGCCAAGGCCGTGGACGGCGAGACACTCGGCATCACGGTCGACAATCCGCGGCTGTACCCCGTGACGCTGGACCTTCGGCTGCTGGAATGCGACTACCTCGCCAGCCCCTGGAATTACCTGGGCGACAACGAAAACCACGTGGACGGCGTCGAGCTGGACGAGCTCGGCGAGCCGATTAAATACTGGATCCTGGATCATCACCCCGGAAACGACTACGTGCTGGGGTTGCCGTCGGAGGGCTCGTGGTATCCGCCCAGCCGCGTGTTCCACGTCGTGTACGCGGACCGGGCCGGCCAGGTCCGCGGAATCCCCGAGATCACGCCGGCCCTGGATCTGTATGCGATCTTGCGTCGATACACGCTTGCGACGTTGGGTGCGGCCGAGACGGCTTCGGACGTTGCCGGGATCCTGAAGAGTGCGGCGCCACCCGACACGTCGCCGCAATTGGTCGATCCGTTCCTGCCGATCGAGTTCGAGCGGCGGGCACTGCTGACCATGCCAATGGGCTGGGATATGCAGCAGTTGAAGGCCGAGCAGCCCACAACGGCCTACGGCGACTTCAAGAAAGAGATCATCAACGAGATCGCCAGGTGCTTGCACATGCCCTTCAACGTCGCGGCAGGCAACAGCAGCAACTACAACTACGCCTCGGGTCGGCTGGACCACCAGTTGTATTTCCGCGCGATCGAGATTGAGCGGCACAATGTCGAGATCGAGATCCTTGACAGGCTGTTCGGGCTGTGGCTCTCGGAGTACCTGATGGTCACTCGCAACGTCAGGCCGCGAGACTTGGTGGTCGAAGAGTGGCCGCGGCGCTGGGTGTGGGATGGGTTCCGTCACGCCGATCCAGCCAAGGAAGCCAATGCGGTCCAGACACTGTGGAACTTGGGGTTGTTGACCGACGACCAGTACCTGCTGCGCGAGGGGATCGACCCCGAAGAGCACTACGCCCAGCAGGCAGAGCAGAGCGCGAGGCGCAGAGAACTGAAATTGCCTCTGCCAGGCGTCGCGATGCAGCTGATCGAGGTGGACGAGGATGGTGACCCGGCGCCGACGGCAAACGAATGAGGCAAGGGATGGCCAGCAAACAGAGCAGACGACGACTGAGGGGTAAGGCGAGAGCAGCCGCGGCCGGGCTGCAGCAGCTCACGCTGGAGGCTTCTGTGAGTGTGGAAGCCGTTCAATCCGGCGCCGATGGCCAGGTGCGGCTGCCACGCATCTCGATCGAAGCCTACAACGGCGGCGTAATGCGGCCGAGCCGTTTCTTTGGCGATGTGATCATCGATTTGTCGGGGGTCCATAAGGCCGCTGGCGCGGTGCCGCTGCTACTTGGTCACGACCATTCGCAGATCGTGGGGCACGCCGAGGTCACGATCACGGACAAGATCGCAGCGGAGGGCGTGATTTCCGGGACAGGCCCAGCGGCGCAGGAAGTCATCGGCGCCGCCAAAAACGGTTTTCCGTGGAAGGCGAGCATCGGCCTGGCGGTCGAGCGTGCCCTGTACCTCGACGACGACGAGGAAGCGAACGTCAACGGCACCACGGTGTCCGGTCCAATAACGGTTGTCCGGCAATCGCTGCTGGGCGAAATCAGTGTCCTACCGTGGGCTGCCGACCAGTCCACGTCAGTTAAAGTGGCCGCGAGCCACAACAACGGGGTAAGGAGGCCCACACCCATGGATGAGAAATTTATTGCGTGGCTCGAAGCAAAGGGATTTGACGGCGACGAGCTGACGGACGTGCAGGTCAAGGCACTCGAGGCAAGCTGGAAGGCGGAGACGCAGACGCCGCCGCCCGATCCGATGGAGGCCAAGCGGAAGGAAATCGAGAACGAGTGCCGGGAGGCCAGCCAACAGGCGGTCGGCAACCCCCTGCAGGCGCAGCGGGAGGCCCAGGCGGCCGAGACCCTGAGGGTCGCGGAGATCCGCAAGATCTGCGCGGGCCAACACGCCGACGTCGAGGCCCAGGCGATCCGCGAGGCTTGGGACCCGGTCAAGGCCGAGCTGCAGGTCCTGCGGGCGGAGCGGAGCAACGCACCCGCGATCCACGTGGCGAGCAAGGAAACGCCCACGGCCCAGGTGCTGGAGGCTGCGTGTGCTCTCGCGGGCAATTTTGCCGAAGCGGAAAAGACCTTCGATGCCAAGATCCTTGAGGCGGTTCACAAACGATTCCGCAGCGGGATTGGGCTGCAGGAGCTGCTGCTTGAGGCAGCTTGGGCCAACGGCTACCAGGGCCGGCGATTCCGCGGCGATGCGGACGGCGTGTTGCGGGCTGCATTCTCGACCAAGAGCTTGAGTGGGATTTTGTCGAACACGGCCAATAAATTCCTCCTCGAGGGATTCATGTACGTCGAGCCGTCGTGGCGAGAGATCAGCGCCAGGCGATCGGTGAACGATTTCAAGACTGTCACCAGCTACCGCATGACCGGCGATATGCAATTCGTCGAAGTCGGTCCGGCCGGCGAGCTTAAGCATGGCGAGGTGGACGAGGAATCGTATACAAACCGGGCTAAGACCTACGGCAAGATGTTCGCGATCACGCGAACTGATCTGATCAACGACGACTTGGGGGCCTTGACCGCAATTCCACGACGGATCGGACGAGGCGCCGGGCTGGGTCTCAACCATATTTTCTGGACGGCATTTCTCGATAACGCGTCGTTTTTCACCACGGGCCGCAGCAACTATCAGGAAGGGGCCGCGACCACATTAGCGAGCGCGGGACTCAAGACCGGTGTGACGCTGTTCCGGAAGATCACGGATGCCGACGGCAAGCCGGTGGCGACGTCGCCGCGGCTCCTGTTGGTCCCGCCGGATCTCGAGGTCGCTGCCGACGAGCTCTACGTGAGCACCAATATTGTTGCGGCCGTTGGCGCGGACGCGACCTATCTGCGGGAGCCAAGCGCCAACGTCTTCGCTCGCAAGTACCGGCCGATCGTGAGCACGTATCTGAGCAACAGCAACTATACGGGCTACAGCACGACCGCCTGGTATTTGCTTGCCGATCCGATGGACATGGCCACGATCGAAGTCGCGTTCCTCAACGGGCGCGAGACGCCCGTCGTCGAATCGGCGGACGCGGACTTCAACGTGCTGGGGATCCAGATGCGCGGCTACTTCGACTTTGGTGTCGCCAAGACCGAGTACCGCGCGGGGCTGAAGAGCAAAGGCGCCGCGTAAGAAAAGCGGAAGGTCGGTTGACAGGGACCAAAAGGACCCGAGGGACAAAAGGGACCCTAGCAAACCACGTCATTCAAATCTAACAGTTAAGGAAGACACAGATGACTCTCGAGGCAACATTTTTTCAGGAAGGTCACAGCCTGGATCACACGCCAGCGTCGGCGTTGACAGCGGGCACGGTCATGCAATTGGCCGACGGTACCGCCGCTGTGCCCGCCAATGACGTTGAGGCCAATGCGCTGGGCTCAGTGCATCGCTGCGGTGTGTTCAAAGTCGCGGCCGCCACCGGCACGACTTGGAGCGATGGCGACGAATTATGGTGGGATGAGTCAGCGGCCAAGGCAGTCAAAAAGGCGTTGACGCTGGATGGCTCCGCCGATTTCCGGCTGGGCATCGCGGTGGGCGCGAAGGCGAGCGGGCCGCTGTTCGGCTACGTGCGTCTGAACGACCACCGGCCGCCATTCACGCCGATCGTCTTTGAGTTTGACTGCCAGACGGGGGTAGACACGGCGGACCATGTCCTCGTGCCGGCGGAGATGAATCCGAACGGCCTGGTGATCACCAGCATCTTCGCGCTAGTCACGGAGGTCTTTGCCGGAACGGAAGACCAGGGCATCGTGACCGTGAGCGACGAGGACGACACCGCACTGGCCACACTTACCCCAACCGATGCGGGCGCGGATGCCGTCGGAGATATCATCGAGGGATTTTTCCTGCACGAGGCCGCGACCGGTGCAGCTGGCGTTGTGGTCCCGGCGGGAAAATACATCGACGCTGCAGTCACACAAGTAACGACCGGGGCGGCGGCAGGCAAGATGAAAGTGTACATCACCGCGATCCCGCTGGTGTAAACAATAGTAGTCCCTTTGGACAGGGACGAAAAGGACCAACAGGACCCAAGGGACCCCTTAGTCTCTGTAGTCCCTTGGGTCCCTTTAGTCCCTGTCCAACCAACTATCACCTGGCACATGTCCGACATGCTTCAGAATGCGGTCGAATACCTGGACGGGATCCGCAAGGATTTCCTGAGCCAGTCGATCGTGTACGCCCGCGGCGGAAGCACGCTGGCGATCGTCGCCACGCCGACACAGCAGGAGTTTGCGATTGACAACCTGGACGGAACGATCACCACGCTGGTCGCGACGGATTGGATCGTATCGGTGGCTGACTTGGGCTCGCTGGCGCCCCCTCGCCGCGGGGACCAGTTGCAGTGGATCAAAGCGAGCACGACGCATGTGTACGAGGTAATGGGGCCAGGCGGCGGACCAGTTTACGAGGACGCGGATCCGTACCTACAGTGCTACAAGGTCCATTCCAAGTATGTGGGGACGGCGTGATTCATGGCCAGCTTGGCGGTCACCATAGCGCAGGACGTGGTCGATGCGATCAATGTCGCAACGCTATCGCAGTCGCTGTCAGTGAGCGTCGAGCAGCCGCCGGCCGGCTGGGCCACGGACCACACGATCGTGCGCGCCTACTTGGCCGAGTACGCGCTGAAGGACATGGAATACACACGGTGCAGCGTGGTGCCGGCGACTTACGAATCCGTTGCTGCCAGTCGTGGGGCGAGACGCGAAACGTATGGCATCGATGTGGTGCTGCAGGGGAAGCCGGCGGACGCGGAGGCTAAGGATGGTTTGATGGAGCTGGCCGATGACATCAATCTGGCGCTAGAGTACAAGACGCTGACGGACTCGCGAGCTGTTTGGATTGGGGTGGAGCGGACGCCACTGTTTGAGTCGCAGCGATTTGACGAGGGGCAGATGTTTGCGACGAGTTCGCGGCACAGTTTTCGTTTGATACGGGCGGTGACGTGATGGCCGGCGGACACGGACATGGAGGTGGACTGGCGCGAGTCACGAGTTTGTTCTTCGATCAACACGCCGTGATGAGTCGTGTGGACGCCGCGACCAGGCGAGCGCTGTCGCGGTTTGGGGCGTATGTCCGAGCCGATGCGAAAAAGAGTATCCGGAAGGCCGCCAACAGCAAGCCATCCGCACCGGGTAGACCGCCGAAGAGTCGGAAGGGAACGCTGAAACAACACATTTATTTCAGTTACGATCCAATCAAGCAGAGCGTTGTGATCGGCCCCGCATTGTTGCCGCGCACACGCCAAGACAATCTGATCATGCTGGAGTACGGTGGGACCCGGCGAATGACGTTACCAAGTTACGGCGGAGCCATCCGGCGTTTGGCGAGATATCCGGCCAGGCCGTTCACGCGGCCGGCGTTTGAGAAAAACAAGCCACGGGCAGCTTCGTTGTACAAGGACCAAGTGCGATAACGACAACGGGTTTCGAGAGACCCGCCCATACACAAGGAGGTGTACCATGGCTTTCGTTCTGGGCCTGAATCACAAACTCTACTATCAATCGACCGGCCCGAGGGCCGCATGGCCAGGAACCGGGGCGGCGCCCAACTTGGTCCTAATCAGCAACGCGCGTGACGTCAGCTTTGGCGGTGATGCCGCGGCGGCGGACGTATCAACTCGCGGCGGGGGCAAGTTCCGGCAGCAGGTCGCGACGCTGAACGATGCCGAGGTCGAGTTCGAAATGATTTACGACACGGCTGACACCGCATTCACGTTTTTGCGTGCAGCCTGGATCGCAGGAACAGTCTTCGGGCTGGCGGTCTTGGATGGGCTGGCCGCGACCGTCGGCACCAAAGGATTGTGGATGGACGCCGTGGTGAGCGGATTCAAGTGGAACCAGGAACTCGAGGAAGCGGGCAAAGTTGAGATCACGGTCGTGAACACCTACTCGGCGGTACCGCTGGGCTCCGTAACGGTTGGATAACGGTCGCAAGGAGGCGTACCATGAGTTTCGTTCTGGGCCTGAATCACAAACTCTACTACTTAAGCACGGGCACTCGCGCGGCCTGGCCAGCGACCGGTGATCCGGATGACTTGGTAGAAATCACCAACGCGCGAGATCTGACGTTCAGTGGTGACAGCGCGACGGCGGATGTATCGACTCGCGGCGGGGGCAAGTTCCGCCAGCAGGTCGCGACGCTGAACGATGCCGAGGTCGAGTTCGAAATGATCTACGACACGGCCGACGCCGCATTCACGTTTTTGCGTGCAGCCTGGCTCGCAGGAACAGTCTTCGGACTGGCAATACTCGACGGGGCGTCCGACGTCGATGGGACCGAGGGGATTTGGATGGACGCCATGGTGACGGCGTTCGGGTGGGACCAGGAACTCGAGGAGGCTGGCAAGATCCCGATCACGCTGAGCAATACACGCACCGCGGTGCCGCTGGAGGCGGTTACGGTCGTGGTGCCGTAGGGTGAAAGTTGGTTTGCGAGGGACTAAAGGGACCCAAGGGACTTCGGTGGCACAATTCAAGGACAGCAAAGGTACCAGTTGGGACCTGCAGATCACCGTCGAGGCGATCAAGCGGGTCAAGTCGGCGCTGGGCATCGACCTCGGCAATATCCACCAGGGCAGTCCCCCGCAGTCAGCGAGGCTCGACACGGATATCGTTTTGCTCATCGACGTGATCTACGTTCTCTTGCGCCCACAAACGGAGGCGAAGGGCGTATCGGACGTTGAGTTCGGCGAGTCGTTAGGAGGCGACGCCGCGTTTGCCGCGAGGGAAGCGTTCTGGAGGTCGCTTATCGATTTTTTCCAGAAGTTCCACCGCACGGACGCGGTGGCGGCGATCGCCAAGCAGATGGCGCTGATGCAGGAGGTGATCCAGCTGGCGACGCAGGAGATCGAGAAGATACCGATCGACGAGATTGCCGGGACGATCCTCCGGAATTCTGGCGGACGATCTACCGCTGGGCCGGAATTGTCGGAATCAATCCAGACCGGCTGACGGCTCGAGAGTTGGCCTGGATGGTGGAAGGCCGGCAGCGCGATGCGTGGACGCACACGTGCGAGGTGCTGGCCATGATCGCCAACACGGTCCGAAATCCAAAGAAGCGACGCAAGCCCTACCTGGGCCGCGACCTGTTCCCATTCCCACAGGAAGGTCAAAAGAAAAGACTCAAGGGGCCCGTGATGGATATCGGGTCGATCATCCAGTTTTACGGGATTAAACGAAGCAAAAAACCTTGAAGGACTCGCAACGATGGCAGGCCACGCACACGGGATACGAGCCGG